GCTCGGCGGGTTTACGCCATTAATTTCATTAGTTGGTTAATTCGGCATGGTTAGCCGTCTGGGAAATAAGCTCACCACTGCACGAAAATGATTCATTGCTTTAATCAACTCCCGCTTTTCGTCAGTGGTCAGCTCATTGATGCTGATGCTATGACGTTCAGCCGGAATTTTTGCCATAAAGAATATGGCTGCCAGTGCTCGTTTATTTTGTTCGTTATTGATATCCCGTGGATCACGCATATCTTTAATAAACCGCTCAAGCTCTGACTCAATATTCAGGCCAAAAACTTTTGCCCTTAATTCCGCTATGTGATTAAGTCCATTCAGGCGTTCACCGGGGCTTAATGGAACAGTCGCCGCAGCGCCTTCAATAGCCATTTGTTCCCCCGTTTTTTCGTAGATAGTTCTGCCAGCAATTCATCTTGTGAACGGCACGGATGCCAGCGTTTACCATCCTCACCCATGATCCAGCCGTGACCGTAGTGCATTGCCGGGCTTTGTTTTACCAGCAGCGATGCAAATGATGGTTCTTTCGTCAGCATAAGCACCTCACAGCAAACCGAATGAAGCACCGAGGCCAGTCACGGTATCAACTGCACTCGCCATCGCAGGATTAGCCTGTAAACGGGCCTGCAATGAAACAGCCGCCAGCGCCATCAGTCGTGTTACAGAGTTAATGCTGCTGATAGCATCACGACGACCGGCACAGGTTTTTACATCGCCAGACACCGCACCTGCAGCAACACGCCCGATCTCTGCGGTTGCACTCATGACGTAATGTGGCAGTTTCTCTTTTGCCACCTCATTAATCGGTACACATGGCAGACAATGAATCTGTGCCAGAAAACCATCTACCAGCGTTGAATCTTCAGTCAGATCGGTAAGCAGCCAGATTTCTGGTGCGGTTAATAAATGAGGCTGAGCTGGGTTCAGCTTGTTCCGCAGAATCTGCACATTCATGCCTGCACGTTCTGCCAGTTGCACCAGATTGTGGCGCAGTGCAAATGCACGACAGGTGAATCGCCACGGGTTTAACAGACACCTCAGAGTCATTTAAGATGGCTTAAAGAGAGGTGCCCATGAGCGGTAAGCGTTATCCCGAAGAGTTTAAAACTGAAGCAGTCAAACAGGTTGTTGATCGCGGTTATTCTGTTGCCAGCGTTGCAACACGTCTCGATATCACCACCCACAGCCTTTATGCCTGGATAAAGAAGTACGGTCCGGATTCTTCCACTAATAAAGAACAGTCAGATGCTCAGGCCGAGATCCGCCGTCTCCAGAAAGAGCTGAAACGGGTTACCGACGAACGGGACATATTAAAAAAAGCCGCGGCGTACTTCGCAAAGCTGTCCGACTGAGGTACGCCTTTATCCGTGACAACTCCTGTTGCTGGCCTGTTCGCCTGCTCTGTCGGGTGCTGGATGTTCATCCCAGTGGTTTTTACGCCTGGCTTCAGCAGCCGCATTCACAACGCCATCAGGCAGACCTGAGACTGACAGGACAGATTAAACAGTTCTGGCTGGAATCGGGATGCGTCTATGGTTATCGCAAAATCCATCTGGATCTGCGTGACAGCGGGCAACAGTGCGGAGTAAACAGAGTCTGGAGACTGATGAAACGTGTCGGAATAAAGGCTCAGGTCGGATACCGAAGCCCGCGGGCACGTAAAGGCGAGGCCAGTATCGTGTCACCCAACAGGCTCCAGCGACAGTTCAATCCGGATGCTCCTGATGAGCGTTGGGTAACGGACATAACCTACATCAGGACCCACGAAGGCTGGCTGTATCTTGCCGTTGTTGTTGATCTGTTCTCACGCAAAATTATCGGCTGGTCCATGCAATCCCGGATGACAAAGGACATTGTCCTGAACGCACTGCTGATGGCTGTATGGCGGCGTAATCCCGAAAAACAGGTGCTGGTTCATTCGGATCAGGGCAGTCAGTACACAAGCCATGAGTGGCAGTCGTTCCTGAAATCACACGGCCTGGAGGGTAGCATGAGCCGTCGCGGTAACTGCCATGATAATGCGGTTGCAGAAAGTTTTTTCCAGTTGTTGAAACGTGAACGGATAAAGAAAAAGATCTACGGAACGCGGGAAGAAGCCCGCAGTGATATTTTTGATTACATCGAAATGTTTTATAACAGTAAGCGTCGGCATGGTTCTAGCGAACAGATGTCACCGACAGAATATGAAAACCAATATTATCAACGGCTCGGAAGTGTCTAGATTATCCGTGGCGATTCAGAGTGCTTTTTTTGGTAACTCAAAATCAGCTATCAGTCGGTGTGAATATCCGCTCATCGCTCATAGCAGACATTTGCGTGAGCGTGTCCAACGACGTTCAGGTTTCCTGATAGAATCCCTGTACAGAGCCTTGTTAATTTCTGCCTGGATAGCTCTTTAGGCGGTATTCAACCGGGCTGAGTCCCTTGAATTTAAGGCTAATTCGTCGGGTATTGTAGTATCGTATGTAATCCTCAATAACTATCTTAAGTTCATCAATATCCTTAAATTTACTGGTGTAAAAACATTCTGATTTTAAAGTCCCGAAAAAACATTCTGCACAGGCATTATCGAGGCAGTTGCCTTTGCGGGACATACTTTGGATGATGCCAAACTCCCGTAACTGATACTGGTACCATCGATGACGGTATTGCCAGCCCTGATCTGAATGAAGAACCGGATTGGTACCCGCATCAAGCCTGGCAAATGCCTTAATGAGCATGTCATCGATCATCGGCATGGTTGGATGTTCTGAAATACTGTAGGAGATCACTTCGTTATTGAAGAGATCAATAATGGGTGAAAGGTAGAGTTTGCGGCCACTGACGGCGAATTCAGTGACATCGGTGACCCATTTTTCGTTGGGCCGGCTGGCTTTGAAGTTTCGTTGCAGGATATTGTCAGCAGCGCGCCCATGTTCACCCCGCCATGAACTGTAGCGCTTCACTCTTATCGCAGCTTTGAGACGAAGCACATTCATCAGACGTTGAACCACTTTGTGGTTCAACGCTCCTCCCTCTCTTCTGAGCGCCAGTGCTATCCGCCGATAACCATAGCGGCCCAGGTTCTCATCATAGATCTCTTTGATTCTGCATTTCACTTCATCGTATTTTCCCGGAGAGCGGAGTGCTTTCAGATGATAGTAAAACGTACTCCTGGGTATCTGAGCTATCTGCAAAAGCTGGTCGAACGAATAGTGCTGCCTCAGTTCGTCGATAATTCTGACCTTATCCCTTACCGAACTAAGGCTTTCAACTTTTTTAAATAAAGTATCCGCAATTCCAGACGGCGGACTTTTTGTTCAAGCTCCTGAATACGTTTATCTTTCGAACGCTCCAGTTCTACCTCAAGCGCAACAGGATCATCAATCATATGAAGTGCCCTTTTCTTGCCCACACGGAGAGAACGAAGCCCTTCCTCTCCATGTTCGCTGAACACCTTCATCCACTTCCCAACCGAGGCCGAACCCGCGACGTTAAATTTCGCAGCAGCCTGCGTCTGGGAAATCTATCCCGTCAGTACAGCCTTCACGGCTTCGACTCTGATATCGGGATCGATTGATACGCCCTTATCCCTGGGCTTCAGACCTTCTTCTCCATAAGCATCATAGGCTGCAACCCAAATTCTTACCTGGGTTCTGGGAACGTTAAAGCGAGCTGAAGTTAAGCGATAGCCTTCATCGGTAGCGAAATAGTGCATAACCACTTCGAGGCGCTGTTGAAAGGTGTACTTACGTCTGGACATGGAACTCTCCAATTTGAGAGTCCAACTAAATGGGCGCAGTGCACTTTGATTACTATCAGGTGGGGCTTTTCTCTGTCTGTCTCCCGCTGAATACCTGAGAAACATAGTCTCAAGCACCCGCCGCCATTCTAGCGTAAATACCTCTCGGAATTATGTTTATATATTCCTAAAACGTTTCTTCTCGATGAATGAAAATAATGAAGATATCAATGACAGAATTATTAATGGTTCATCTATTTATATTTCACGTATAAAAAACCTGCCCTGAGGCAGGTCTTTATTATTACCGATACGCTTACTGCAGCAGAGAAATATCCGCCACTTGC